AATCGCAGATCCTCTCCCCTCGCCGCTGGCAGGATGAGAGCAATGACCTGTGGACCACGTACCAGCGTATTCAGGAGAACCTGATTAAGGGCGGGCTCAGTAGCCGTAATGCCAAAGGAGGACGGTCACATACCCGTGCCGTTCGCGGTATCGACGGGGACGTGAAACTTAACCGGGCACTGTGGGTGATGGCGGAAGCCCTGCTCACGCAACTGCAGTGACCGTTTAATGTTGCTGCTTTGTTAATATCGGACACCACCTGTCCGCATCGCACCGTGCTGACGGTCCTCACTCACCGAGGGAAGGCCTGTAACCCCCGCTGCCTCTGGCTTTTGCAGAAATGAAAAATAGTTTCTGTGGTGTCCATACCCTGTCCGACCCCCTCTTTAAAGTAATCACATCATTTTCAGTCAGTTAACTTTCACGGAGAACGTCTCATGACACAGGCAGAACGCCGCCATGACCGGCTGGCTGTCAGGCTGTCACTGATAATCAGCCGTCTGGTGGCAGGGGAAACGCTGAGTGTGCGTAAGCTTGCCGCTGAGTTTGGTGTGTCGGTGCGCACGCTGCGGCGTGATTTTCGTGAGCGGCTGATGTATCTGGACCTGGAGTATCAGTCCGGATATTGCCGCTTACGCACTGCGGGCAGTGAGACGCAGATGGTGCCCGACGTGCTTATCTTTGCCCACCGCAGCGGGATGGCCGGTCTTTTCCCTGGCTTTGACCGTCGTCTGGTAAACGCACTGCTGATGTGCGATGAGTCTCCCTGCGTAATCGCACCCGCCAGTCCGGCTCCTTCGCCATCAGGCGCATTGTCTTTCTGGCGACTGATTCAGGCCATTACCGGGCGCAGGCGGGTGACTCTGATTGCCGAGGGGCAGCGCTGTGAGCGGCTGGCTCCCTGCCGGTTACTCATCCACCAGCAGGCCTGATATCTGGTGGCGGAACACGACGGACATATCGCCGTATTCACCCTGGATGAGATCCATCTGGTTCAGCTCCTGCAGGAGAGTTTCCGGCGTAACGACAGTCTGTGTCGTCTTGTTGAAGACCCGGTCTTTATTCAGACCTTACCCCATTTTCGCTTTATCCAGCAGTCACTGCTTACGTTTGTTCCGGCCGACAGCCCACCAGAATAGCGTAAGCGTTGTTATCAACCCGGCAACAGGGAGGAGCCCTATGCCCGTTATTGCCATTATCGCCATTGTTGTCATCGTCATCATTCTGAACAAAACCGGGGTGTCCGACAGTCTCGCGGCCCTGACCCTTGCCACTGTTGCCGCACTGCTGACGGGAGGTGGCGCAGCCGGTGCTGCCAGTGTCGCGCTGACACCGTTCGTCGGCGTGCCGGTGGGTATTTTCGTGGGCATTTATGTCTTTGCCAAAGTGGTTCGTCTGATTTCAGGAAAAAAATAATGAAACGTAAAACACTGCCTCTGCTGGCGCTGGTTGCCACCACTCTGTTTCTCATCGCATGCGATGACAGAAGTGATGACCTGAAGGCCATCAGTAAATTTAAGGACCTCACCCCACCGCGTTTCAGTGATGTGGTCAGCCACCAGGATGATGTCAGCGAAGAATGGTCACAGGTTGACTACTTATCCGGTCCCACCTTGCAGGTTTTACGTACCCGCCAGTCGCCCGATGGCTGCGAGGATGGCAGTTACTACTACCTCGTGGATATGCAGGAAAAAACCGTCCAGCCACTGATGAATGCGCTGTGTATTGCCGATAACATCAAACTGGAATACCAGGAGGTGACGGACCCGTATACCAAAGAAAAATACTTTGAGTACGCCCATGACGGCAAACTGATGGGGCGACTGCTGATACCCTCAAACCCTGACAATCAGGAATAAAACAACGACAAAGGAGACAAGAATGACAATACTTTCACTAAGTCGGTTTATGCTGGCGGGTGTACTGCTCGCGAGCTTTAATGCCTCTGCTATCCCGGGGTTCTGGCAGCAGGGTTACGGTCAGGGCAATACGGAATACAGCGTGACCGAAGCCAGCGGAAAGACGTTTACCATCAACTGCACAGGGAACCCGGACCAGAATGGTTTCTATCAGCATTCAGTCTTTCTTACCCTTGCCGATGACAAGATGGTCAGTTCGCACGATGACGACACTACTATCACCGTAGTGATGGATCACCAGCAGTACATTATTCCGTCCAGCCTGGGCTGGCGTAACGGCGATAACGCCTGGTTTGACTTCATCAGCAATATCTCTGAGGCCGGGCAGTTCGACGTCTACGTCAATGACCACAAAGCAGGGACCTTCACTGCGGACCGGAAGAACGCTGAGAAAGTTCTGTCCACTCCCGGAGACTGCAGCAACGACTGATAGTAGCATCTTCCCCAGCAAATCCACCCCGACAGCTAGCAGGCTGCCGGGGTTTTCTTTTATCAGGAGCCCGAAAATGACCCAATCCGTGTTGCTGCCACCGGGGCCTTTCACCCGGAGACAAGCGCAAGCGGTCACTACCACGTACAGCAATATCACACTCGAAGACGACCAGGGCAGTCACTTCCGTCTGGTGGTTCGTGATACTGAAGGCCGGATGGTCTGGCGGGCATGGAACTTTGAGCCGGATGCCGGTGAAGGTCTTAACCGCTATATCCGCACCTCAGGCATCCGTACAGACACGGCTACCCGCTGATCGCGAAGCATTTACCCGCATTCACCTCCCCGAACACACTTTATATCCCCATACGCCAGCCATCGCCGCTGGCGTTTTTATTGACGGAGACATACCCATGATAACACAGACGCAGCACGACCTCGCACCCGCTAACCAACCCGAATTTGAACTGACCGTCACGCCGGTCCCCGATGAACAGCGTATCGATTTCTGGCCACAGTACTTTGGCGCTATCCCGCAGTGGCTACTCCTGGAGCCGCATATCTTCGCCTGGATGGACCGCTTCTGTGAGGGCTACAGCGGTGGTATCTGGTCGTTCTACACCCTCAGCAATGGCGGCGCATTTATGTCCCCCGAGCCTGACAACGATGAGACATGGCGTCTGTTTAACTGCCTGAACGGTAACGATGCCCAAATGAGTGCAGAAGCAGCAGGTATTGCTGTCTGCCTGATTGCGTATAGCCACCATGCCTGCCGTACAGAATGTGACGCGATGACCGCACACTATTACCGCCTGCGGGAGTATGCCATGCAACATCCAGAGGCTCACGCCATTCTGCGTATTATCGACTGACCGAAGGAGCAACAGATGAAACAGCTTTCCTTTTTACCCGGCGAGATGACGCCACAGGACCGGCGTCTCATTCAGCGGGCGCTCAGGGCTCTGGACCGCCACCTGCATGAGCCCGGCGTAGCCTTCACCTCTACCCACGCCGTACGTGAATGGCTGCGACTGCATATGGCCGCGCTTGAGCGGGAAGAGTTCCGGGTGTTGTATCTGGACAACCAGAATCAGTTGATTGCCCATGAAACGCTCTTCACCGGCACGATTAACCGCACCGAGGTGCATCCCCGGGAGGTGGTCAAACGTGCTCTGCACTTCAACGCGGCGGCGGTGATACTCGCGCATAACCATCCTTCCGGCGAGACGACACCTAGCCAGGCCGACAAAACCCTCACGCAGCGACTGGTTCAGGTGCTTCAGCTGGTGGATATCCGTGTCCCTGACCATCTGATTGTCGGTGGCAGGCAAATCTATTCGTTCGCAGAACACGGTCTGCTTTGAGGTATTACATGAAAATTATCAGTAAACGCAGGGCAATGACGATATACCGCCAGCATCCTGAGTCCCGAATCTTTCGCTACTGCACCGGCAAATACCAGTGGCACGGTAGCGTCTGTCATTACACCGGCAGGGACGTTCCGGATATCGCCGGAGTCCTCGCGGTATACGCCGAACGCCGCCAGGACCGCAATGGGCCCTATACCTGCCTGATGAGCATCACCCTGAACTGACAATAGTGGAGAACTGTAATGAGCAACCCTACCAGGGGCCTGCAGCGGGAGATTACACTGCGCCTGGGAGCCCGTCTGGTGCAGGAAGGCAACCGACTGCATTATCTGGCTGACCGGGCCAGCATCACCGGCAAGTTCAGTGACATCGAATGCCGGAAGCTGGATGAAACATTCCCGCACTTTATCCGCCAGATGGAATCGATGCTGACCACCGGTGAACTCAGCCCCCACCATGCCCACTGCGTTACCCTGTACCACAACGATTTAACCTGCGAAGCCGACACCCTTGGCAGTTGCGGCTACGTATACATCGCCATTTACCCCACTCAGCGTTAATTACCTACACGAGAGCAAACATGAAAACTTTACCTGCAACAACTCAGCGGGCGGTGAAGCCCTGCCTGTCACCCGTGGCTGTCTGGCAAATGTTACTGACACGTCTGCTGGAACAGCACTATGGTCTGACAATAAACGACACGCCATTCTGCAATGAGGCTGTGATTAAGGAACACATCGATGCCGGTATCACCCTAGCCGATGCCGTGAATTTTCTGGTAGAAAAATACGAGCTGGTTCGTATCGACAGGAAGGGATTTAGCTGGCAGGAACAATCTCCTTATCTCCGGGCTGCAGACATTCTGCGAGCGCGGCAGGCAACTGGCTTGTTGCGGCAAAGCCGTAACAACGTAGTACGATGAACATTGCGTACAACCTTCCCGATTTACATTTCTGAACTTCCTCCCTTGTTTACCTATTGCGTAATGCGCCTGCTACTACCCGGCAGGCGCGTTATCTTTTTACGGACAAACAATCATGCAACCAGAAGTTGAAGTATTAACCGATCATAATGAGCTAATTTGTTCGAGCTTTATTGAACACATTGCCAACACATTAAATTTAGGAGTGGTGTACAACTAAACCTGCAGCCAAGGATGTATAGTGAGCGAAGCCCTATCAGGCCTTTTTGGTCAGTAGATAAGATTGATCTTCGTTGATAGAATTTACTTACACCAGCTGTTACATTAAGATAATTTTTTGGTGGGAGAATGATAAGAACTTACGTAACAATTTGATTTTAATGGTGCCGATAATAGGAGTCGAACCTACGACCTTCGCATTACGAATTATAAGAATCCGCTTCTAATTCAAAGTATTATCCCATCAACACTGCGCTCACACGTCCCACCACATCAAAACATGTAAAGCCTTGCAAGCCATTGCGAGGCCTTATGTGTCTCAGTTTTGTCCCACCTTGTATTACGACTTGCATAGCCAATGAAGATAAACGTGACGACAAACGGCGCAGCAGTCTTCTTTTCCTTCATACTTTCCCCACCCAGCATGCATACCTTTATGCCATAACTGAAGTTTATGTCTGTTATGAGCGAGGAACGGACATTACTAACAGCATTCTGTGTGAATCACCAGGGAGCAGGTCAGCGCCACTACTCTATATAATCGCTAACGATGACAAGTATAATTATATAAGTCTTTGCCCTTAGCTTTTGGATAAAATTGTTGAAGTTTCACGAAAATAATGATAAACAAAAAAAGTAGCAATAATAATGGATTTAATTATGGAATGGAGATTTTTAGGTTCTCTATCAGAGGCCAGGAAATCTGGCTGTAGCGGAGTTTATCTTATTGTCCATAAAGGACTTTTCAGTCGTGTGGTTTACGTTGGGGTAAGTTGTAATGTAGGTAGAAGGATAACCGAACATTACGACGGTTATCTTAGAGGAAATCGAACAATTTACGACGCTGGTCACGACGAAGACGTTTATCGCTTCATGTCAGCTTATAAAATTCATAACCACACAAAATACTATCAAGCCTTGGCGAATGATTATAAGATATGGGCATCTACCACAATGTATTCTGATTTGCCGAAAAACATGCTAGCAAAAAGCCAAACCTTTGATACTGATTGGCAGAGCATTGCATTAGAAAAATATATTCCTCAACTGGTAGTATGGGCCCTTCCAATGGCAAAGTACTGTTATTCAAATGCAAGCAGGATTGAAAGTGTAATCCAATCAAAGCTCATTAAATCTTTTGATTTGAGAGGTTTTTTTAATATAAAGCAATTAAGCATATTGGGTAAAATTGAATATCCCTATATGGAAAAGGTCAAAGTTTTCATTATTAACACACCTGATTTAGACCCGGCATCCCAGCTTATTTTTAGCAATCTATAACAAAAAAACTGATAACAACTTCTGTAAAGAGTTCCGTTCACAATTTAAAAGCGAGATTTTTCAGAGGGAAAGTGAAACTCAGAGAAAGCGAACTATTAGGGAGCATAAGGTATCTCTTTATGAAAATTATGGCAAGCCTTGGACTTTAAAGGAAATGGAAAAACTTAGAGTCATGCTTGTCGATTTTGATTTGTCCCCGACAGAAATATCTGAGTATCTAGGAAGAGAGCCGCGCTCTATATCTAAAAAAATAAGCGAAAATGATAAAGTTACTAATTATAAATGGCGAGAGAGCGTCGGCTGGTTGTGACGTTACGTTTTGATTGAAATAACCCCCATTTTGCAAAGTCCGCTCTTGGCACATAGCAGACCAGAGACACTGGCGTAAAGCCATGGAGGATCGGTGGGAGGAGGTAAAAATCCTCTCATGCAAAAAATACGCAAAATCGATAACAGTTGGAAATCATTCAATACTCGCACTATCGAAAGTTCACCAGCCAGTCGTAGCACGTTCTTGCATACGACGTGGCTACGGGTTTCGAGACCGACTCGATCATCAAACGAAACATAAAATTAGCTCACATTATGAGGAAAGGTATCTTTTTGCGCTATGTAAATTCAAAGGGTTAGCCTCATTTTCCCGATGGCTTTCTCAACACTACTAGTTGTGAGCCCTTGCAATGTTCATTAATATACGTCTCACAAATAATTCACAGATATTGCAAAATGGATATTACTGAGTTTCCTTCTGGAGTAATTGAACACCTTGGCTGGTATGTATACCGATTGATTGATCCTAGGGACGGAAGCACCTTCTATGTAGGGAAAGGCAAAGGTAACCGCGTATTTGCCCATATGCGCGGTGAAGTGGCAGCGGCTGATGATGACGAGTTACTGAGCAACAAGCTAAAGCAAATCAGAGAAATAAGATTAGCGGGACTTGATGTTATCCATGTCATCCATCGACATGGAATGACTGATGAAAAGACGGCGTACGAAGTTGAAGCAGCACTTATTGATGCCTACCCTGGGTTAACGAATATCATGAATGGTGCTGGCAGCAATGAATTCGGCGCCGCGCATGTCAAAGAGTTGATAGCAACATATCAACCCGAAACCATAACATTTCATCATAAAGCATTAATGATTTCCGTTAACAGAAGTGCAAAGGATTCAGAGCTTTATGATGCGGTTCGATTTAGCTGGCGCATTAATGTCTCTCGCGCCAGCCAAGCAGAAGTCATTCTTGCTACTGTAAGGGGGATCGTTCGAGGGGTTTTCATTGCTGATAAATGGCTCAAATCAACACGTGAAAATTTCCCTACGATGAAATACTGGGACGAGGATCCGGACTTTGAGGCAACACAAAGTTCTCGCTATGGTTTTGAAGGTCGAGAAGCCCCACCTGAAATAGCAAATCTTTATCTTGGAAAAAAAATACCAGATGAATTAAGAAAAAAAGGAGCTATGTCCCCGGTCCGTTACTCACCTAATTTTTGAGTCTTTAAGTGATAAGCATAAACCGCAGCACGATCTTCTTGCATACGACGTGCTACGGTTTCATTTATCTCCGACCGGAAACTTCTTATACAGTGTCGATATACCAACATCATAGATGATCGCCACCTTCTGGCGAGGAACGCCTGATGCAATTAATCGTCCGGCCTGCTCCCATTGTTCTGGTGTAAGTTTGGGGCGACGTCCACCAATTCGTCCCTGTGCGCGAGCTGCTTCCAGTCCAGCTTTTGTTCGTTCAACAATCAGTTCACGCTCCATTTCAGCCAGGGCACCCATCACATGAAAGAAAAAGCGCCCCATTGGGGTACTGGTATCAATTGAATCCGTCAGACTACGAAAGTTGATGCCTCGTTCGCGCAACTCCTCCACCAGCACGACAAGATGCCGCATACTGCGTCCCAGTCGGTCCAGTTTCCAGACCACCAGCGTGTCACCTGCCGATAATGTCCTGAGCAGCTTTTTCAGTCCTGGTCTGTCGGACTTTGTACCGCTTATCTTGTCTTCAAAAATCAGTTCACATCCTACACAGTTCAACGCATTACGTTGTAGATCGGTGTTCTGGTCATTTGTTGATACGCGTACATAGCCAATAAGCATGGTGGATCTCCCTGACAAAAGCAGGAATGATGCCATTTGCTCGTTATTTCTGCATTTTCATAAACGTTGGTTTGGGAGAAGCGGCGAAACGAAATGTGGGAACAGGGGAAAATCAGATACCGGACATGGCCTCTTTTGCCAGTGGTGATGGATGGATGAAATTACCCAACGGGAAAATCCTGCAATATGGTCGTGGGCGTGTGTCTCCTACGCTTGCGAGTCAGACACTACGGGTAGAATTTAATATACCTTTCCCTAAAAAAGCTGATATTGCCTTGCTTTCACATTCTGGTGATGGTGGTTCAACTGCCGGGAGTGGTCGTGGTTTTATGATGACAACTGAAGAGCCAGGGTTAACAGGGTTTTATTCTGCCTTTAGAACAACCTCGACAAGTCCAACTGTTACCATGAATTACTGTTGGTGGGCTGTTGGCGAGTAATTTTATTCAGGGTGATTTATATGAACAAATATGTTTATAGTGCCAGACATAATGCTTTTTTCCCTGTGGATATGATTGATAAATATAAATCAGAGGGATGGGATTTATCAGATGTGAAAGAAGTGAATCAAAATATTATCAGTGAGTTTATGGCTGAACCGCCACAAGGAAAAGTCCGTATTGCCGGAGATGATGCGCTGCCTGCGTGGGCTGATATTCCTCCACCCACGCATGAAGAGCTTATTGAAATTACTGAATCAGAAAGACAGCTACTAATTAACCAGGCCAACGAATACATGAACAGTAAACAATGGCCCGGTAAAGCCGCTATTGGTCGTCTGAAAGGTGACGAACTGGCGCAATATAATTTGTGGCTGGATTATCTGGACGCACTGGAACTGGTTGATACTTCCGGTGCGCCAGATATTGAATGGCCTACGCCTCCGGCAGTTCAGGCCAGATGACATCCGGCGCGGTGCTGGTATCTGTTGCCGTCAACGCGTCAATATAATCCAGCGCAGCGTTAAGCCGGGTGGTTTCTGCCTGCGTCAGCTTCCGCCCGGCCTGCAATTTCAACTGAATCAGACTAATGGAAACCATTGCAGCATCAATCAGTGACTGACGCTGTGCTTCTGCCGCGTCTACTGCGGCGCTATGCTGTGCCTCGGTATCTGTCACCCATTTCTCACCATCCCATTTATCGTATGGAGATAAAGGGGCGATAGTGGTTGTATTTTCAGGGTAATCACCCGGAGATGTGATTTCTTTTGATTCTCCTGTTTCGGTGCTATAGAGGATTTCACCGCGATGGTCTGGCACATATTCCCATGAATTAAAATCTGCAGAACGGCGGATAACATAACCCTCCCTATGTATACCAGGTGCATCCAGGCAGGAATATGCCGGGATACCAACACCAACGGCAAGATATTCACTTGAAGTGGAAATATATTCCCGAGTTTCACCATCATAGTTATAAACAGTAATATCCCCTGCCTTCGTAGCAATAAACTCGCTATTTAATACAGCGTTATCCATTATGCAGCCCTCACAATGTAGTTAAATGCAACGTTCACCGGGCGAGTTTCATTGGCGGTATTTGCCACCCTTGACATATCGAAATCAAATGTTGTGACACCATGCCCTCCACTACCTACGCCTGTAACCGCTGTTAATCCAGTAGTCAGATAGTTATTACCGTTATGACGAAATGGACCACTGGTAACTAAATCTTTAAAAAGCTGAATTTTCCCTATTGAACCAGTGACGTTTTGCATTGCATGCTCCTGTGAAGCCAATAGAATCCTTCCGGGGTCAATGCCTCTCCCGTCATCCCAGCCACGAATAAACTCACCGCGTAAATCAGGCAATTTATTTGTCGGGTAAGCCTTTGCCAGTTCCGGGTATTCTTCAGCAGAAAATGCCGCACCGTTGCATTTCAGCCAGCCTGTTGGCGGAGTGGCGGAAGGCCACGGAACAGGCACACCAACGGGTAATGCCGAACCTTCTCCCAAACCAAGGTTTTCGAGAGCTGTTTTCACCGTGCCATCCGATTTGATATCGCCAAACGGATTCTTGCGGCTCAGGTATTCAACAGCAAACCCCGATCCCAGCAATTCAACAAAACCGGGCAGATCACCATTATCAAGCACATCCCGTTGCGTTTTGTCACTTACAAACTGGGCCAGAGCTGCAGCAATAAAGCTGGCCTGCCGAATAACCTTATTGACTTGCGCACTGGATGCTTTCCCTGCTGTAAATCCGGATAAAAGCGCAGGCAACGCTTCCCATTCCTCCTGCGACATAACATTGGCATTTCGATCCGTTGCAAACGCTTTAAAGTCATTTTTCGCCATCAGAGTAATACTCCCCATGCCCCTACATCAAAACCACTGATGAATTCGTTATCCATATCAAAACCAAAAAATTTTGAACCTTCCGATGGGGTTTCCACCGAAGGTGTTTCAATGCCACCCGCCCACACACCGGCGGCTTTTACTGTGAGATATCCCTGTTTAATTGCAGCAATTAACTCACGCGATACATCTGAAATATCAGTATCAGGAAAGACCCAGACCGATATCGTCATGTCCTGGTTATCGACTATCTGCATTCGCAGTCCGGATCCTGCTGTCGCCGCGTCAAGAATTGCCGGAAGCGAATCATTCCGTCCATCCCAGTTATTAATCGCAATCTTCGCTTTAAGGATGACACGATAAGTTTCATCGCTGAGGTACATGTATCCGGAATCAGGATCGTATGGCCCCTGCCATACACCCTGATCATATCCAAGCCCGTCGGTATCCCAGCTGAAATAGACACCTGAGATAGGCTGGCTGACAACACGGCTACGTCCGATCCACAATCCAAGAATGTCAAGTTGCACACCAACCGCAGAGTCAATATCAAATGCAGTAATCAGCCCTCTGGTGGCAGCCGCAACATCAATAAGTGGCCGGGTCATCAGATCAACATGCGCAAGAAATTTAGGTTTGGTGGCGTGGTAGTTCGTGATTAGTTCGGTGTATTTGCTCATGACTCCACCGTTATAACGATATTTTCCGGGGTACAGGACGCAGATTCGTTGTATCTGATATCAATGTTTGATGACGACAAAGCCCCCGGGGATTTCCCAATCGTCAGTTCCTGAATATCGTAATAGCGTGCATTCCCGCCACTCACCACGCCAAGATTCGCCGGTGAGTAAATGCGACTTAAAAGGACCGAATCACCAATCATCAGACTATTGATATAGTCGGAAATAGCCTGCTGGATCTGTTGCCCTATCTGTGAGGTATAACCCGTAAAAACTTTTAATTTAATCCGGGCATAAACAGGTACATCACTGGAACGCGAGAATTTGATTACATGGGGATTGCCGTATTTATCCGGAACCGTAACGGATGTTGTACCGTGAGTGGCTGTCCCCTGGCCTTTATTCCCTCTGATAGCCTGAGCAATATCCGTCACATCACCGCCATCCACAATTACAGCAACAGAGTGTGGCGGTAACCCGTTACCGTCCTCCGAACCAGTATCGTTTTCATAGAGTTTGTGGCGGGTTACACCGGTAACATTAGAAACGGCACCATCCAGTGCTTCAAATGGGGTTATTGATGGCAACGCAACACTTTGCGACTGGCGGATACGTAACTCCGCATCAGTTTCTGCTGGAGTGCCTACAGTAGCTGCAGCAGGATTGGTTACCGAAACCCAGCCACGGGTTGGCGTATTAATTTCAGTGATAGTTCCAGCCAGCGCCGCCACTGCACCACTGACGGAACATGTTGCGGTCACCATCACTGTACCATCCACGCCGACCACCACTGAAGCAGGCAAACGCCATATCACATTATTACTGTCTTTCACGCTGCCATTAATGATGGTTGTTCCGGCAGTTCCTGTAAGAAGCAAATCAACCGTAGAGTTCGTCGCGCCTTTACGTGAAATACCATTTATTTTCACGTTACTGGTCAGTGCAGCCCCATAGCCGGTTGCCGGTGAAAAACAGTTGTAGACAGTTATCGCCGTATTATTGGCATCATGAATCGCCAGCGCCATCAGAGCCACCATCTGGCCGTCTTTGCTGTCCGGTTCGAGGTAGGCATCACTGCCATAAATCTGCTGAAAATAGCTAATCAGGGTGCTGAGTATCGTCTGATAATCAGGCGCACTGATCCCCTCCGCGGTTACCTTTGCAGATAAACCGAGAGAATCAAGGTTCAGAGCCATTACGCCTCCGATGTAACAGTCGTTATTCCATAAAGAGTGTCGATTTCAGCGGAAAACATGACACGTCGGGTCGTGGTATCCACCGTCGTATTGAAAGAGAGGATTGATTTAACGCCCCGCGTTTCGAGGATGCGCTTACGGATCGCCAGGTTGTAGGTTTCCGGCTTCTGCTTACCGAGTACGGACTGGATCCACGGAGTCCCCTCGGTGGTGTCGAGAAACCATTGCCCATACCACAATTCGAATCGCGTTTTTACCGCCTGCGCCACGGCCTCCGGTGAGTTAATCAGCCAGGTGTCATCACCGCTGCCAAAGGTGTAATCGCCATCGGCGTCTTCACGTCTGTATCGCATCAGTTTACCCCATCGGTATTGCTTCCACCGCGCTGAACACCGCCATGAGTGTGCGTATCATCGATTGGCTTGCCGTTAGCCTTCACGCTACCCAAAAACTCAACAACACCAGTGATTTTTGAAGCCACACCAGAAACAACAGACCCCACCATGCCCCCCATCCAGGTTAACAGGCCATGAATGGTTACTTTCTCAGAAAAATCAGCCAGAGGGGCAACCACATCAAGACCACCCGGAGCGACAATTTTAATTTTCCTGGTATCAGGATTAAGCTCAAAATAGGTGCTGCCATCGTCACTACGCAACTGTGTGGCACTGGTATTAATACCGCTAATCTTCCTCGCCTGCGACTGGGGGCCTACAATACAAAACGCATCCGATAAATCATGCATTCTGTCATCGACCGGTTCCTGTATTCCGCCGCTCTGCCACCAGAAATCAATACAACGATCGGCAAAAACGACAAGACACTCATCCCCGGCTTTAATCGGAAACGTTAGCGTACATCCTCCGCCACGTGGGAATACCACTGGAACATCCACCAACAATGGGTAATTTTTGGTAATGCGGTTGCCGTCATTATCCTTTTCAACCGAACGGATAGCAGGCTGCACAACCGCCGTCACCGCATCAGGATCGAATGACTGAATAATGCCAGGCAAGGCGACACGGATCTGATTCTTTGTTGTTTCCCGTTCAGATTTGAATGTTTCGGCAAGGTCGCCGCTGCGGGTCTGGTCAGATACTGCCATTTAGTAGGCTCCAGAAAGCAAAAAACCCGCCGGGTGGCGGGTTTATGAATCGTAGGTTTTCAATTTTTCGAGTTCATCAGGAGGAAGTTCTATGAAGGTTTCCTCTGCTAATTTTATCAGCCGGGGAAGCATCGAATCAGCTTGCTGATGAGCGTTTGGGCTGATGATTGCCAATATCTGATAGTGTTCATCGATATAAAGATGCTGAGCATATACCAAAAAATTATCACATGTCCGTTCACTCAGAGATGCTTCTGGAGGCCAGGGTTTATCGCCAGGTAGCTTTAAGTGAATTTTCCTGATGTTGGCAGCCATCGCATCATAGTTACGTTCAAAACCGCCTAACGAACCAAAACACCAGAACTGGGAACCCTTTGAAATATAATCGGCAAGCATTTGAGCATACTTATGTGCTGCAGCTAAATGACGCAATTCTCCCGTGATACTGACTTTTGCCATGTCACATCCATTTAGGGGCGTTGGCTCCCAGCATCTTATGCGATGTTGAGATCAGTTCAATAGCCTCTTCACGGGTAACATTATCTGACAAGAGTTCAGCCTGGAAAGGCTGCGATTGCCTAACTTCAGCGGCCAACTGAGTTGCAGTGTTCTCGACGGCGGTCAACGCACGAACATATTTGCGTTTTAATGGGCGCAACATTTGCAGATGGCCTTGCCACATAGGGGACCTTTCCGCTTCAGAGAACATATCCACTAAATGTCCTTTAGCATTTCGGCATGCCTTGGCAAGACCTTCGAGATGGGATAAAAACTCTTCCGGAAGCTCATCAACAATGATTCTCCCATTTCGAAAAGCTTCGAGATGAGACATGCCTTCCTTCGCGGTATTTTCGATTTCTTGAGCGCGTGCAGCAATCGCGGTACAACGACGAAATACCTCTTCAGCATCTAATCGTTGTGGCAGTTCACAAGCATTAGAGATCAGGGGTTTGAAAGCACCGTTAACAGCTTCCTGAACCTGATTCATTTGTTGTGTAATTGTTGCCAGCGCAAATGCGTAGCTAATCGCCATACCCAATCCCTCTGTCGTTTTAAACGACTATACACCACTTATTCAAAGTTAGCTGAGCGCTAAAAGTTCGCAAAGTTTAGTGATCATGCAACCACCTAGCAAGCGATAAAAAATCATTATTTAGTGAATGTGAACAAACTCAACACTATGCAGAAATGTAACTTTTGGTTAACCATCAACCTTTTTACACGGGAAGGAGCCGATGATTTTCGGTGCATCCATGCTGTTCTGCAGAAGCTGGACGTTCAGGAAACGCGTTTCGGTACCAGGGCGACGAATGAACTCGAAAGCGTAATTGTTACCGTCTTTGGCTGGCATAAGACCCATATCCGCCTTCATTCCATTACCGTTGCCGAGCGTTTTGATTTTCTGAGAGGTAACTGTCTCACCATTAATCCTGAACAATGAATCAGGAATCAACTCTAATTTGTAGCCACCACACTGAAGCGTGATACCGCCAGGATTCGCAGCAAATGCTAACCCCGGAAGGAAACAGAGTCCGATAACAATCCACTTTTTCACTATCCTACCTCACGCTGTAAAGACGACGCAGAACGAAGATCCGCCGCGCCACGCGCTTCGCACATCATATCCATGTACCACGCCTGGCCCCTTGTATCGCCAGTGTACATAATCCCGCGCACAATATAAACGCCATCCGTTGCGATGCTGGCAGGTTGTGCTGTGGTGCCGCTGAGCGTGATATTTCCGTCCGTGTTCTGGTCGGTGATCTGCCCACCAGCCATCGCAATATCATTGTTCGACAGCGCGGTGCGGTACACGGAAGCCTGATCCAGCTGAATAAGCCCGTTAACCCGGATGTTCGGATTAATAAGAGCGCGGACGTTTACACCGTTGCCGATAGTCTGCTGCGGCATGCCGATAAGCCCGGTGGCGCTGTTGAGCACAATCGCGTCGTGAACATACTCGTTATTCGCCACCATCTGGCGCTGACCGTCCACAAATTGCCATGTTGCGCCACATTGTCCGGCCACGTTATCCATAAGATGCCGTGTCATGCCGAACAGCACCCGCCCTCGAGGGAATACGGTAGCAGGCATTTCAGGCGTCAGTCCTTCGGTCGCGCCTTTGGCCTCAAAGTCTTTCATCAGCGCACGGTTCACATCTGCGACCGTGTAACCGGCCGCCAGCGTCTGCGAGGTTATACTGGTGGCAAATGCCAGATCCGTATCTGCTGCCTGAATCAGGACATAGGAATCAATAGGGCTGTCTTTTCCTGTGACCGAGTAGCGAATTTCTCCGCTGAAAATCAGCCCGTAGTTGCGGCCATCACTCTGGCCCACATCTGCCGCGTCGACTTCGCGCACGGTCCCGACGTCGCTTGCCGCCACCTCCGGCGCGATACCGTCGTAACCGGCAATCAGCCGCACTTTCGAAAACTCCTGCCCGGTAATTCGGTTCACAGTATCTGCCGAAAGGTTATAAATTTTGATAGTCCCTACCCGGGACGCGCTGCTGATGTTGAACCAGTCGATCGTAAAGGTGACTTTGAAATCACTTAGCTCAATTCCCTGACCGTTCCCGTCCACAAGCTGCAGCTCGAAATGTCTCATCCAGTTCTGTGACATGCTTACTCCGTTGATACCAGTAAATGACTGCGGCCACCCATATCAGTTTTCGAGGGATAATCCTGTGTGTTGTCATCGCAGACCACCACCAGCTTAAAACCAAGCCCCATACAGGCGTACTGCGCCAGCAGATCAGCGCCAGTGACGAGAGGAATACCGGAGATTACCGGCTCCCCTCTGTCGTTCTGCAGGTCCATAATCCAGTAAAGATCGCGCCATATGATGCTAATCTGCCAAGTGACACCACCCAGGACGATGCTGAACTGCTGGTTGTCCGCTGTCAGCGGAATTTCCTGAATTATCATTAGCCGCCTCCCAGTAATGACGCCACGTTACCAGTGATGCTTTTCAGCAGTGAAGTATCTGGAGGCTTTGTGGTTTTGTTGCCGCTGTTCTGTACCGCCGACGTGCTGGCCCCTTCCTTCATGTTGGTTTTATCCGCGACGGTAATCTGCTGTGTCCGGGAGATAATGACCTCCCTCAGGGTGAGGACGGCGGACAGGACGTTTTCGGTTGTCTTGTCCGTCGTCACTTCCAGCGCCCGGATCAACATGTTGCTGTACAGCCGTTTACCGGTTACCACATCGAAGGGGATACGGCTTTCCTGCAGATCCAGTAGCTCCTGATACGTCTGCTGAGGACTCAGGCCGAGCAGGCTGGTAGCCGTCAGATTACTGGCAAAATCCAGCAATGCGCCGCCACCGGCGAAACCAACCTCCATCACCACTTCTGACGGTTTTTTATAGGCATGATCAGCGACAGCGGCCCCAACCTCTACCGGATGCTCTGTTATTTCAAGCATATCTGTATGCTTCTCTGAAATAACAACACTGGGAACAATCATTCCTATTTTTCTGCTCTGCTGATGAAAAAGTGTAGAGAGAATATCCACTAACCCACCCTCACCTGATTACTTCGCATGACCTGAGCATTTGCAGACTGTTGCCGACGTGCAACCTCATTACCGACAGCGTGCGGATCTCCGCCACCGTAAATGTGGTAAGTATTTTGCTGGTTAACCTCTGTCATTTTGCCACTAATTCCCGCCACGGCAGCCTTATTAATCAGCTCTCGAGAATAGATATTTCTTCCATTTTCATGCTGGATAATGCTGCTCATCAATGCTGACATGGTTTGCGGATCGCTCATATTCAGGGCAGCCCGGGGATCCACTCCCAGTCGTTGCGATACAGCCCTGATATACGCAGTTGTGTTGTTATTATCAGACGCAGGTGCCCAGGTAGAGATAATTTTCTCCACACTGTTTATTCCCCGTCCGGCGTACAGCATTAACTGACGAGCAAGAGCCCGTAATCCATCAAAAGCAGTTTCAAATCTGGCAAATCGCCCGCCCGGGCGTTCAAGAGAAGCCCCTGCCTGACCAGCAAAATTAAGGTTTCCCGGATTGTTATTCCGTTCTCCTCGTTTCGTAGCCTGTGCATATTGTTCCGGCTCATCATCACCAAACCAGCCGCGTACCGTCCGGCCCACACTGCGGGGATCGAATCCCCAGTGCTCTTTAATCCAGTCGGCAGTACTGTTAGCGCTGTCTGTAACCATCGGCATCGCTGACGGATTTTCGCTGCCCTGATTAAGTATCTGTTTGCCGATGCTGACGGCATCAGCCCAGCGGCCATCTTTGATAGCGTTGAGCAGGTCGGCGATCATGTTCAGCATTTTGCTGAATTCGCCCATCTGGTCGATGAAGTTGCTGAAATCCCACTTCAGGGACCATGATTTGGGGTCAATATTGAGCAGTTTCGCCAGCGCTTTCGCCAGTTCATTAACAGACCCTTTCAGGTCACGAACCATCTTCAGCGCGGCATCGACCTCCGGCTTCCACTTGCCCCAGTCAATCAGGCTGTCGCCGCCTTCCTTCCAGGTCTGATAGTCCTCCCACAGAAGGGCAATCCCCGCCGCCAGCGCGGTAATGAGGCCAATCGGCGACATCCAGAACGTACTGTTCAGAATGCGCAGCGCAATCGTCAGCGCGCCAAACAGCGAGATGAGCTCCCGCGTTTGCTTATCCAGCGATTGCCACCAGGTGATGAGGCCTGATGTTCCTTCAATCAGTCTGAAGAACAGCCGCCCGATAATATCCCCGAGCGCCAGAATGCCTTTTATGGCTTTCGTCAGGGTCAGCTCGATACGAGGGAAGTTGTCCAGGATATGGCGGCGCAGGGTGTCCAGCGAACCCGCAAGCCCACCCGCAAGATTAGAGCCGATTTTGTCACGGGCCATGCCTGCCATCGCGCTAAACTCACGCAGGGAGGTCATAAATTTGTTGGAGCTTCTGGCCGCCTCGTCAGCATTGAAGCCGATAGCTTTCGCCATTGCGCTGTACTGCCCGGAGAAGCCACCCACACCCCGGCGCATCGCCATAAGGGTATTTTCGTCAATGCCCAGCATCTGCGCATACTGGTTAGCCCGGTAATACGGCATGCCGCTGAGCTTCTGGCCTACACCTGTAAAAATAGCGGCCATGTCACGCATGTTACCGCTGGCATCCCGTGTCTGTACCCCCAGACGATTCAGAAATCCCTCAGCCCCGGGGCTATTACGGATAAAACGGGCAAGGCTCTCCAGTGACCCGCGCGCAGCGTCTGCACTGCCGCCAACCTGCGAAACCGCATAGCCAATAGACTGAATTCCATGGACCGTCGCGCCGGTGCGCTGTGACGCCCAGTAAAGATTATCCAGACCGGAGGCGATCTTAGCCGTGAAGGCCACCACGGACAGTGCAGTTCCTTCGACGGCCAGCCCCATTTTGATGACATTTGCAGTTGTACCGGCGAGGACAGAACCGAACTTTTTCGCTCCTGCATCATCCACACTGAAGCCAAGCGAGACGAGGAAATCTTTAATAGTTTCAGCGTTCATTATCCTCTCTCCATTTCTCAATGCGCCGCTGGTTATCCGCTTTTACCGCCAGATGGTCATTCAAGAGAGCAATGTCGTACAAATCGACAGAGCCATCTTTAAGTGCTGTATAAGGAATTAACCCGGCGTCAACCGGATTGAGAAGGTAGGACAGCCCGTCCGGCAGGCTGTTAAACGTCAGCCCTGTTGCAGGCTCTGCGTCGTGCTGGTAAGGGGTGTAGGCAAAAAATTTCCCAGCGAATCGGCGACCACCCGCGCCACCAGATGAAGCATGACCAGCAGGTCAATATCATCAAACATCAGTTCGCCCCGGGTAAATACTGGCACCCATCCGTCCATATGACGCCGCGATACCACCGCAAGACAGGGATGAATAATCGCATCGGTGTCATCTTCGGTCAGGGAAGACAGTTCCTCAGCGATACGCGGGAGCATGGTTTCAAACACCGGTTTTAACTGCTCGAATTTCACGGTGTCGATTTTGCCATCAGCAGGCAAACGGGAGCGAATGCTCCCGAAATCTGACATCATTCCTGCCAGCACCGGCAGAAGTTTGCGGGTCACTTTCAGCTGGTCAAAAACGCTGAGTTTTGCCACGCGATATTTCACGCCTTTGATTTCGAATTCCATGTATTAAAACTCCCCGAGAACCTGGTCAATCTTGCCGCAGTCAAACACCCACGGCATCGTATTACCGGTTTTAGCGTTGGCGTTATCCGGTTGTTTCTGGAACGCAACACTGCGTGCCGTGATGATGTCGCCGCTGACCTTGTTGCGGATCACGATAACGTTATTCCCCCATGTGGCAGAAGACTGGCTCTGTGCGTTATACGCCAGCGACAATTTTTTATTTGTCGGTGATGTCTTCAGAAGGTTAACGGTAATCGTCCCGCTTTTATCTGCATGGAGACTGTGCATCACTTCGCCATCAGCACCGATGGTCATGGTGTTTTTAGGACCGCCCATCGCAACCACAATCCCCTCTTCAGAACTTGCCGAACCGTACCCGAGGTCAATCGAACCGGTCGGCCCGGTCAGCGTCGCAGTGACATCCATAAAAGAATAGGTAGACATTCACTTCCCCTTAGCGAACAACGTTAATCTGTACGTCAGCGTAATGAACCGCGCCTGCAAGTTTTATTGCAGCCTGAATCACCGGAGCCTTACGGGCTTCACGTTCTGATTGTGCCTGTTCATCCAGCGGCTGGGCGTATACGTAATAACCTTTGGGCAGCGTGTCACCTGATGACAACTGACCCAGGTCGCCACCTTTCCATACGCCCGGAGCAATCAGTCCATTCTGAACGGCCTGATCCAGTGATTTTTCAACATTTGATAACAGTCGGGTAATACCGGCTTCAGTCTGGGGAACTTTCGTGGTGCTGGTATAAAGCAGGTTATAGAGGCTGGTCTGCACATAATTCTGTAACCAGTCCAGGCCGTGGCGTTCATCAAAGAAATCGCCGTTAGCCATCACTCCCTGCTGGAGGATAGCTGTATCATTCTGGTAGTACACGAACACATTGCAGTTTTTTGCATCAAGTGCCGATGCCTGGCTGACTGTCAGTGTTTCATACCCGACCCCCGGCTCCTGCTTAAACTTGAGCGTAATCGCGGTATTACTGCCATTGAAATTAACCGTGAATGCCCGGCCAAATGCAGATAACGCAGCGTATTTATTACCCGATGAATACTGAATAAAACTGCGTGAATATCCGGCGGTTTTCAGTTTTGATGCCAAATCATCTCTGGATGCAGTCTGCAGGCATTTCTCATCGCTTGTCGTAATCGCCAGAATACGGCTTACAGAAGAGGATTCGATCGCCGCAGCCACTTTCAGCCAGTCTGCATCCGGAATATCTTCATCGTCTGCAATCCCCAGTCCATACCATGAAGTATAATCAAGCATGGCATTCACAGCCTGCTCCAGCGTCTCAGGCGTGGCCTGTTCGCTGTCTCCCTTCGTTTTCACCCAACGACCGACAAAAACCTCCTGAGGTTTCGGTGATTGTGAGAAAAACACCTGCGCAGCTTTATATTCTGGTGATTCCACGCCAAAATCTTTTCCAATATCTTCCGCGGCAGAATAACGACGAATGCGCTCACTTACCGGAATGATTGTGGACGGGCCGAGAATGAGTAATGCACCAAAATTTCGCCCTGATGCTGCACGCGGCGACATGATCACATCAACATTAACAACGTTTGATACAGGCAAGCCCTGTGCCATAGCTTAATCTCCGAAAAAGATGACTGGTGCTTCCACCAGCGATTTAATACCGTACTCGCGCACAACCTTCCGGCGCAGGCACACCGTCATATCGTAGCGGCGGACCCATTGCTGATTAATAAGTTCAGGGAAGGGAGTCAGACCTGTGTAATCGCCAAGAGACAGCCCCAGCGCATTCAGTGCTGCATTGTTCTGCGGCACAGATATACCGTCACGAAACCGGGACGCATACACCATCCCCGCCGGTCCATAAAACGAAGCCATACACTCAATCGTTTCATGCCGCCAGAGCTGAGAGCCATCATCGGTCTGTCTGGTGAATGCCGGACTGTCATCACCTGACCATCCGATAACCCCAAACGCACACCAGTTCGTTTCAACCGGTAGCAGTGGCGGCTGCTCTTTCTGCCAGCGCGGGCGAACCATCCCGGCAGACAAACCGGAAACGTTACGCATCCACTGGCTTAACAGCCTGTCGAGCGCTTCGTCATAATCCGGATCGCCACTGGTTGGTATTAACCATCCGCGCTCTGTACTGGTGTTATTGCTCAACCGGAGTTCCTCCATCAAACGGCATCAACTCACAATGCGCCTGAACGAATCCGGCCCCATAAGCTGTATACGGGTCGACGAAGGTCACACGATAATCACGGCCCTGATACGTCACGATATCGGCATCACGGCCAGTCTGTCCCTGCGTCAGTCGCTCAGTCGTCACAATCAGAATTGCACCGCTGATTACCTGCCCTGCCTGCATACGGCGGTTTTCCAGAGAGCGATCAACAGTTACGACTCCGGCAAACTGCTTTTTAACTTCACTGTCGCTGCCGATCCCGTCCTCATCCACCGTTTGCACTCGGCGTGTTACCCACAAATTGAAGTCGCAAAAATCGGGGTCAAAAAGCACATCTGTTACATCAAGAGTCGGCATCTTTATCCCTCACTACATGGGTAATAGCTCTGCGATATTGCCCGGTGTCAATTAATGGTTTCGCCAGATCGGTTCCGGGAGATTCGCCAGCAACACGCCGGGCAAGTTCCAGTGTTGCCCCCTTGCGCCCCCGACGAGCCCGGGCTTCAACAGTGCTGTCAGCAAGCGGCGTAAAGCCGGTAATAGTCATGTAACGCCTGACGCCATTAGCAGCCAGCGTTCCGGCACGGTTGAGTGCGCGTTCTGCTCCCGCAGCATTACCATCAAGAGCAGCCTGTGCCGCGGTTTTGAGCTGCGGCACCGTCTGCTCTTCTGCCGATTTAACGCCGGGGACCAGGTGAGGTCGTGGCGGGATGTTCTGCTCTGGTGAGCCGTATTCGTTGAGGTAACCGATGCCCGCATTACCAAACGGAACATCATCCCGCCCGCTGTCTTCCGAAGGGATGCCGACCAGCACATCTTTTTTGGTTAACGACCTGAGCGCATCCAGAATGGCCTTAGCGTTATCCACCCTCGTTGTTACACCGCTTTTGAAACTCATAGCTGGCGACCGCCTGCACCGAACATCGTGATCAACTGATAAAATTCAGCGCCATATCGGGTGTTATTCCAGAAACCTGCATCAGGATTCAGCGTCGCGCTGGTGTCATAGCTGACGCTTACCTTATCCACGGACTTTGAGGACTGAACACCATTGGTTGAACCGCCCGGACCACCAGCCAGCATCGCTCTGCTGTCTGCCGCCCAGAGCGTCATGTAGTGCGCAACGAACAATCCGGCAAAGTACGGAAACAACTTTTTGCCGGTGACGTTTTCACTCAGCAGTTCATCGGCCAGATTCAGACGGAACCCGATTTGGGCGTCGGGATATTTTGCCGGGTCAGCAAACTGCGGGAAGTCGCGGCGAAAATCACTTACCGCTGGCAGACTTTGATTCTTTGGCATCTTTAGCCCCATTACCGCCAGTCCGGGCGGCAGTAATCTGCGCCTGCAGGCTGTCGTTCTGCTCCTGCAGTTTGAGCAATGCATCTTTCAGATCGGCAATCAGCTTATCTTTGTCGGCAATCTGCGCTTGCAGGCCGTCGATAATGGGTTGCAGATCATCGGTGTCGCTAATCACGCTTTCGGAAAGCTCAGAGTGCGCCTGGGTGAACCAGTGCGACGCGACCTCTTCCGGTACGTTATGCCGTCCCCGGCCAAACTCCTGTTTTGACTGATCGCCGAGCGTCAGCGTAAACGGGGTGTGAACATGGATGGTAACCAGCTTTTCTTTCGCCATTTCAGTTTCCTTCAGGCCCCTTTCGGGGCCATTCTGGTTATCAGATACCGTCCACATAGGACAGAGTTTCTTTATACACTGGCTCGACTGCACCCAGCTTGCCGTAGTAAGTGACGATCTGATACAGACCGCGATACTGCACCGGCACGCTCTGAAGCGGAACCAGCGGGTAGCGGACGTATTTTTTATCGTTGGTGTACGCAACCATGCGATCCTTATTCCCCACACCACGGCCTTTCAGCCATTTAACCGCGCGGATATTCAGCGGAACACCGTTCTGGTGATAGCTGATGGTGTTGGTCTGAAGGTACGTCAACAGGGACTGGTTACCCGCAGATGAAACGATGATGCTGGACAACAGAGCAAACTGCTCAGGCGGGATCAGCAAATCACGCGGAACCACAGAGTAACCGGAAGCGGCCCACGCATCAGACAGCACCTGGTTAATGCTTGCGCGGATTTCGTCCGGTGTTGAGGTTGCCCACGTTTTGGCAGCGTTGTTGACAGGCACGCCGTCCAGGGTAACAAGGCCTTTCAGGTTTAATGCGGAATCGCCAACATACACCTGTTCATCGTTATCCATCTGCCATTTCAGTTGCATCCCGTCATACTTCTGCGTATCAATCGGGCGTCCGACCTGCTGAGCAGCCTGCAATTCTATGACCGTCCAGCCAAGTTCCATCCCCCACAGGTTCAGCGGGTTACCGGATTTGCCGATATCCACGTTCACGCCAGCAATAGCGGTTGAGTCTTTGCCTACCCAGTTTTTGCCATTCGGATTTGCACCAGTACCCGCAGCGGCGAAGCTGGTATTCGTCCAGCTGGAAATGTCATCTGCGATGGAGACATCTTCACGCAGTTGGATATCGCGGGTCCAGGTGTACCCCACCAGTGGCAGATTCAGCGTCTGGTCGAGTCGCTCCAGCTCCCCGATGAGAAAGACACCAGAGCTGTCAACGGTTGCCTGATCAAAAGTAATCATTCGTCTGTTCCTTAAATCTTCCAGGAAATTTCTGCATTGCCGTTAGCATCACCGGCACCTGTGAATTCAGCGTTGGTCAGCACCACGTTTTTGCCACTGACTGACGTGGACATGAATCCACCCAGCGGCACTTTGATGGATTCATCAGTGGAGACGACAACGTATACCGGGTCGCCTTTTTTGATGGTGCTGGCATCAAAATCAGAACCGAGATTAACGGTCACGTAGCCACGTTTCATGGCGTCGCCCGGGAAGTTCTTGCCACTCCCCACCTGGCGAACCATGTCCGGCTGCGAAGTGGTCGGATAAGGGCGCACGTAGATCCCCTTCACCTTGTCTGCGGTATCACCATCTGCCAGCGGCACGAAAAAACCGTCATCATCGTATTTACCAGCCAGCCCATAGGCAGCGAAGGCGTTATCGGATTTAAGGACCACCGGTTCGACGGTTAAGTCCTGCGGGCGAGAGACAGCCCCGGCAATGCCAACAGGCATCCGGTACAGAAATACATTATTCATTTTTTACCCTTTACGGTTTGCCCAGAATTCAGCGTTTTGTTTGTTCAGGGAAGCGATACTGGTCATGCCCATGTTTGGGCGCTGTGCATCGCCGGTGGTGGCGCGGGTGTTTCGCCCTTTGGCAATCTCAGACACGGCATTAAACGCCATGTCGACCGATTGTTTCGGTAATTTGCGGATATCCGCATCACCGACTATCTGGCGAACCAGCGTTTTGTCAGCAGAAGCCAGAACCTCGCGTTTGAACGTGGTCGGTTTCATCTTACGGCTCAGATCGATACCCGGAACGATAACTTCGGCACGCCAGGCTGAGTCACCAGTAATCGTGGTTTCCTCTTCATCGTCCTCGCCGTCACCGGTCGGATTATCGTCAGGCTTATTGTCGTTATCGCCCGTCGCATTTCCTTCCAGCTTAGCCAGCAGGGCTTTCAGTAATGTTTTGAGGTCATCATCACTGTCGCCGGTTGGACTTCCGCCCATCTCTGGTGCTTTGTCCGGTAGCGGTTGCTGCGGGGACAGGTTGATGTTGAGATTAACGCCCTGCGGCAAATCCCCCTCATCTCCTGTAACCGATGCGGGAGCCGACTCCACCAGTTCGTTCATGGTGTCGGCATCTCCTGTCTTGATGGCCGCACGCATGCGGTTCCACCAGTTTTTCTTTTGATTTGCCATTGTGTCTCTGTCTCCAATTGCACAACGATTTCCGGCTCTGCCTTTAGGGACAAGAGCCACATGGTTTCCGGTAATATCGACCTGCTCAGCTTTACCTGGCTCGGTCTGCTCGTACTCCGCGTCATAGCCGCACGACACTTCGCGCAGGCCATCTTCGATAAGCTGAATGGCGTTTTCGTCTTTGACGATAAGGTCAGCCAGCATCAAATCAGACTGCTCACCCGTCCCGCGCCGGACATTCTGGAGGTGCCCGACAGCAAGCTCTTTCCAGTTCTCGGGATTTACCAGCCGCACATTCCCGTTTTCATCTTCAGGATGCAGAATCGTGATGCTCATCCCTTCGAATGAGGCAAGCGTGGCCGGATGGAATACCTGCTCAGGAGAACGCGTGACGACTATTTCACCGAACTTATCGGGTTTCAGTTTTGGCAGGTCATCAGCACCATAGAGCTGCTTACCTGTTCGTCCTATCGGCACGTCTCTGCACAGCAACGAGCCGTCAGCCAGCTGATAGCGGGTTTCCCCCAGCCGGGTATTGAAAAAATATTTCATGTGTTACCTGCGATTCAGGCGGGATAAGATTGGGAGGTGGGAAAAACGATTTCTTTATAACAACGACAATTCGGGAGCTCGCCAGCGTGACCGGTCATGCCGTCAAGCGTTGGAGGTTTGCCCCATTCGACAAATTTACCTTCCATTTCCCGATGAGAATGCCTGACGTCACCATCTTCGGCTGTACGCCAAATATAACCATTCGAACCAATTGACAGCGCACGCGCCTGATCCAGCGCGCCGGTTGCACGTCCAAGTTCAGTACGGGCAATCAGGTCAGCTCTGGACTTTGCTATATCACCCGATGCAGCTATTTCTTTAGCAAAATGTTCCGCTCTCCCACCGGTCACAACAGCTTCAATCGCCCGATTCTGGATGTCGTACACCCTGTCAGCCGCCTCGAGGGGTAGCGATTTAATGTACTTAACCTGTTCAGCAACGACGGATTTCATCACCTGCCCTGGCGGGGCACTGTTTACCAGATTGCGTAGCTCACGGCTGATGGTTTTGCTGTGTTTACGCCACTGCTCATCATTCTTGCGCACAATATCGGCGGTAAAGTTTTCCGCGACCTTTGTCGCCCAAGGGGTGATGATTTCACTGTAGCGTTCCAGCGCCTCAATAATTTCCGTGATACTGTCATTTGAACCATCGTAGCGACCATTTACGATGTCTCCGACCGCCCGCGCTATCCTGCGTAGGCTGGTTCGATAGCGGATTTCCGCCTGACGGTTCCTGCGGTTCGTCATCAGGTTCGCCGATGCCGGGCGGCGCTTCGTCTTCGGCATTCTCTATGTCCTCGTCGGTAATGGATGCCCCGATGCCGGTGACATCAGAGTTTTCGCGTAGGTCGGTCATTGCCGCCTTACGCGTCATCAATCCGTCACCCAGCGCCGTACTGATTGCGTTGGTGGTGTTTAACGCCACCGTTGAGCGATCGACATCAGACATTTGCCAGAGCGGGTTAAACTCAAACGTGAAATCATCCGGGAGCGGCTTGCCAAGTTCCGAACGATGCATGATGTCCAGTATCCGACGCACCGGAAGACGTAAACGCCTCTCCTGCAACGAACTGATGCGGTCGTAATAGTTGGCAAGATCTGCATCACCGGTAGAAAATCCTTTCGGGGACTGTCCGAACAACCGCACCAGTGGAATACCAACAGCGCCACTAATCTGTTCTGCAAACTGCGATAGGATGTCATCCAGACCACTGAAGCTGTACTGATGCGTTTCAAACTTATCCCGCGAGTCCATGAGCGTCATGCCTTCATTGCTCTGGAACTGTCGAATCAGGTCGATATTCTTCAGCAACGCTTCATACGCAGGACCACCAAGTGCGATAAGCTCGCGTAGCTTCTCCACGCTGTAGGTACGCAAATGCGCCTTGTAGACCAGCTGCGCCGCGCCGACAGTAGCGCTGTCGAACGCGGTAAGACGATCCCAGATACGCTCTACAACCGACATTCCCCATTCGTTTTCGGTCATCTTCTGCTGGAATGGCAGCGTCACCCCGTCGAAGCGAATCAGGCGGCTGTGATGGATGCGCCAGGCCGGGATGCCCGTTGCAGTGGTCACCACGTCGTAAAACTCAGGTTTACCCAGGTCCGGCCCCATCTCTTTAATGCGGCGGGTCAGCACAGGGTTAATCATCCAGCGGTCGAGCGGGAGAATGCCCTTAAACTTGCCTTCTCCAATGGTTTCTAGCCGCAACGGGGTCATTGGTGCCTGCCCCTCAATCATGATGAAGCCAACCGCGCCGCCGTAGAGACGCGACCATTTCAGCACGTCGTTCAGCGCATCCCAGATCTGCAACTCATCCAGCTGCGCTTCCAGGGTGCCACGGTCTTTGGCGTCAATCTCCGAAGTGATGCGAATGCCTTTCCGGGTCATATCGTCCGGGATAGCGTCGACCGCTTCGCCGATGATCCAGGACGAACGATAGGACCATTCCACCAGCATGCGGTTGCGGCTGGTGAAGTTAGCCCGGTAGGTCGATGCTGAGTGCTGGTTAGGCGTCTGCATCCCCACGCGGGCGACAAAGTTCTCATAGCCATCAGCGGTGGCCTGTGCCGTTCGCTGAGAGGCTTGCTTGTTTCGTGCCATCAGGCCTGTCTCCCTAGCAGCTCCCAGATGTTCAGGGCTGAATTCATTGGCGCGTAGCTGATCATCACCGAGTCGGCAAGGTTCGGCGACTTGGTGCCGTCAGGCTGTTTATCAACAACGATTTTCCCCACGCCGTTAATGGAGTAGGTCGGCTGCGACAGCTCGATGATGAGTTTGTCTTTGCTCGCCATGGCGCTGCTGATTGAGATGATTTCGTCCGGGTTGTAGGCCATGCCCTCAACCACGGCACGGTAGGTGTTCTGGAAAAGTTTACGTAACCGCCACCAGCTCTGGGCTTTGGCGTTAGCGAAGAAGTCCTTGTTCAGACGTGCGGCTTGCCCGTTGTCCCCGCGAACAGCTTCATCATCCGGATCAAATACCGCGCCACTACCTCGAAACGGTGTGGCGAGTATTGACGGTCGACGCGCAGCGTTACGCAGTTCGTTGATAGCGCGTGCATCGCCGCGAACGCCAGCGCCCAGCCCGTCCTCGTCAAAGCGAAACTCTTCAAGATCGTCCTGTTCGCAAAAGCCGAAGACCTTCTCGACGGACTGATAAATGTCGCTGCCCACACCGGACCATTCCCGCACATTCTCCAGGAGGAAGCCATGACGGGTGGAAAAGGCATTTTTGTCCCTGCCTTCGTCGGCGACATCCATCGCGCCAAGTCGTTTGCCTGTTGGCTGGATACCCAGTTTGATATGCGCATCAACGGCAGCCTGTACCCATTCGGATGGAATCAGGACGCCTTCCGCTGATGCGCTGTAGTTCAGATCAAGTTCCTGTGCCACCACCACCGGATTATCGATTTTCTCGCATTCCCTGCGATACCACTCTTCATCCTTGCGAGGATCATCCCGCCAGTGGAATGTGAATACCGGTATCTTCCCGCCATGACGCTTCTGAGCGAACGGGTTCGCCATGCCGTTAACTGAACTCAGGTCAATACGGCAACGCGTCGTTTGTGACAACGCCGCATCAATCAGCAGAGGACGCTGAAGGAATGCAGCCTCATCAACCAGATAAAGCGTGGTACGGTCACCGCGACCAATATTATCGCCAGCCTCGCCTTTGATAACGGCACCAGTTTCAGGAAACTCAACACGCATATATGGCGCGTGCTTCTTCTCGCTCCACGAACCGCGAAACTCTACAGGTAGCGTTTCCACGAACTTGCGCGCCTTCCAGAACAATGCTTTCGGGTCACCAGTGCTGTCGACGTATTCCTCTTTACGGGAGCCGAAACCGATAACCATTTCTTTGTTGAAGAGACAAAGCGAGCAGGCCAGTCCGATCGCGGTCCAACTGAGCCCCATTTCACGGGATTTTTCGGTAATACCATTCTCCCGATTGCTCCAGCGTTCCATAATCCAGTGGATCCACTCCTCCTGCTTAGGGAAGAGTAAAAACGGAATGGTCACCGGCAGGCCATAATCAATATTACGCGGGTCCGTTGTCATGCCCCAGTCGATGATGAACTGAGCCGGATTGGTTCGGTAAAACTGCTTCAACACGGGCAATATTTCAGGATTCTGGCGAATGCGCTGTAGGCGTTCCATCCGCCATTCAAAAACCATCTGGTAATCAGGATGTTTAAAATCGAAGGGGAATGGTAACGGCATACTTAGCCCATCATTTTTCTATACGCCTCTGCAGCCTGCTCCGGCGTTAAGTTGGTAATTTCTGTTCTGACTGGTCCTCCATCAGCGCCAGTCACTTCATTTTTGACATTGTCTTTAAACGCCTGAACAGAAACATGACGCCCAAGCAACTCAAGATTTTTAACCTTATCAGGCCATTTGATTTTCTTCAGAAGTGCGGCGCTATCTGCGGATACCATCTCCACGACATCCATTCCTGATAGCGTTGTGCGCCATACCTTAGGCCAGTCTTTAATGGGTTTTAGCTCACCGTTTTGCAGGAGAATGTCAAGCACATCCATCTGGTCGATTTCAAGAAGGCGATTAAGTACATATTCTGCATTAATACCAACAAGATCATTGCGTTGCGCTTTCAGTTCAGCGATTCTTAACTTGATGTCAGGTTTTGACATGTTTTCGGACGCAGTACGGTTGGCTGTCTTTGCGCTGTACCCCGCCCGAATAGCCGCTTGTGTGGCGTTTAAATCGATGAGGTACTCGCGACAGAACATTTCTTGTTTGTCGGTGAGTGCCATGGCAAAGTCTCAATTGGATTGAAAATGAGTGATTTATTACTAATTAAAAACTGGTTAATTGACCATCATACACTATCAATTTTCTTTGGTTTTTTATCGGCTGGGTTATGGATCAAATCAGCAACAGCCAAAGTCAAAACAGGTAGAAGCACCGTTGTAGCAATTACATTTGATGATCCCCAAAAAAATGTAGATCTTCACGAATTTTTCTTAACTGCGCGGTTACAGTCTAAATATAACTCATATGCAGCTTTCGCTGCTGCTGCAACTGTGATTTTGCAAATGGCTGGCTATTAGAAAGCCTTAACCACGATATTATTTACCTTTATCAATATCAGTTAACGGCTCAAAGTGTAATGGTTCCACATTCTCCTAATGGAGTTATTCTACTCGCCCATCTCGGTAGCCGGCTGCATAAAGCCATTAACCAGCTCACGCTGACGTCGTGACATCTTACCCGTAAAGGTTTCGCCTGTTTGGGTGGTTAACATGATTTGGTAGATGTCGGACATTGAGAACCTCTTTATCCGCTTGTTGGGATATCAGTTAAGTTATCCCGTGTAGGGTATAAGCCATTATCAAAGCCACTCGGCATGGAGTGGCTTTTGTAATAGCAATAAAAAAACCGTCCGGAGGCGGCTTGTGTTAAATCCCCAAGAGAGGCTTAAAGTCATTTAGCTTCTCTGCTTTAATAACAAATCCGAGATTCATTGTAATTTCAGAACGCACAACTGGTGTAGCGACTGTTGGTACGTCAATAATTTCAATATTCCCGCTAACATTCGTTACTGGCCCTGCATACAACAACCCAAGGAAAATTAATCTCTCCCCCATAGCAATACCATTATTAGTAGCATATGAGCCTTGGTTCATTATATAAACGGGAGAACCGCTAGAACCACCGAAACAAGCCATATCAATGAGGAATTCAGGCTTACCCTTCCAGTTTTCCATAGGTGATGATGCTGTGATGCCTTTCCTGGTAACAGGCCTATTGTTTACAGAATCCCATAATCCATTTGGATATCCTGTCATGTAAACATCTTCGACAGGAGTAATGTAATTGTTACCACGCATCTGACGATCTGTGAAAAAGAAGAGTTCTGGGCTAATGCCACTTTTCTCCATCTCATTCAGCAATCCAGCGATAGGCAATATGCATATATCAACATTATCATCAGGGTGCATAATGAACGCATTTGCCCCCTCTGAAATTGTTAGGTTATAAAATTTTATCTCAGGATTTGCGCTGTCGGTAATGTTTAGACGTAGTCTAACTTCTGTTGCCCCGTTAACAACATGCTTATTAGTTACCAAGAGTGGAACAATATCTTCACCACCTTCCATAACAAAGCAAAACCAGAAAGCAGTTCCTACCGAGGTTCCCTCTGGAGTATCACTTTCAACTCTAAGTGTAGACTTATAAATATCTTGACTGACAGACATATCCGTAACTCCCATGTTTAAATAGGGGATAAATATAGCATCAATCACATAAGAATTATCTGATCTGTTCGATGTATTGACCAAAGATATAAAGCTTCTTCATGGCAGCAAAATAGTCTTCTACAGAGAGGTCCGAGACTCTTCAATCTTCCTGATACTAGCCTTATCGATGTTGCACTGACCCAGCGCCGATAGCAGGCTAACATTCAGCTCCAGACTGGCCCCATAGGTCAGCGGTTCGGGAATGGCTGGCTGTTGCGTCTCAGCTGTCAGGTTTGCCGGTAGAGGCACTACCGATACCGGTACGTAAACTGTCCGCGAATTGCCGCAGCCGGTGAGCAGTTGCAGGAGGCACAGGCCGATGAGCGCAGTCATCATTCTCAATAGCCACTTTGATATCTGCTTGGGCTCCCTGTGACTCCAGTGTGATCTGGTTCTTTGCATCCTGGTTGGCCTCTGCAATGGCGTTGATGATGTTCACAGACCGAATGACGTTGGCGGTGATCGCTTCGGCGGCGTTGGCGTTCTGCTCGGCAGCATCTGCGCGTAGCCGTTCCGCCTGATACTTATCGTGATAATGGCTTGCTGACCAAACGATGACGCCCAGTACGCTCAATGCGAACGCGAAGATAATTATCTTGTAGTGGATCTTCATTGCTCCCCCCATAAACAGACTTCACGCTCAATCTCACGACGAGTCATGAGACCTTTCCATTGCTTACCGCCAGCGTATGTCCAGCGCCGTAGCTGATCACATGCGCCTTTGATATCGCCCTGGTTTATTTTGCGAAGAAGCGTCGATGTTCTGAAATTTCCAGCACCAACGTTGTAAACGAACGAGTAAAGAGCGCCGCGCGTTGTTTCCGGTATATCGACTTTGATGTACGGGTTAATTTGTCTGGCTACCGTGGCAAGGTCTTTATTCAGGAGGGCTTTGCATTCTGCTTCGGTATACGTTTTACCGAGCATAATGTCTTTTCCGGTATGCCCGTAACATACAGTCCATACACCAACGATATCTTTATATGGTATGTAGCTGACGCCTTCCAGACCATCGTTACCACTTGGGCCAGTGATTAACACAGATGCTATAGCAATAGCCCCGCCACCAATAGCCGCAGCAACGGCTTTTCGTAATGATGGAGGCATTATTCACCTCTCGCAGCCTTTCTTCTGTCTTCTCTGATTTTGAAGTACAGATTTGTCAGATAGGTGAGAAAGCCCAACACAAGGCTTCCAAGCACCCCAATCGCAGCCCACTGTGATGGACTGACCTGATCCAACCACAGCAAAAACCAGTATCCCGCACTACCAGCGGATGTTCCGTAGGCAATGCCAGTTGAGATTTTGTCCATTGATTTCATAGCAACGCCTCCGCCAGTAACGGATTGCGTAGTTCTTATATTGGGAAGGGAGAAAAAGAAGACCGCAGCATAACTATCACTGATGAATTCAGGACATCCAGTGGCTACGGCTCAGTTATGGTGCTGGTTAACGGACTTGAACCGCTACCCATTCGCTTACAAGGCGACCGCTCTACCATTGGAGCTAAACCAGCATATTTGGCGGGACAGCGTGGACTCGAACCACGATAAGAAGGTTAACAGCCTTCCGTAATGACCTTTATACGACTGACCCAAATAAAAAAAGCCACCGTTGCAACTTAAGAGTCACTAACGGCAGCTTATGCGAATAGTGTTGCTCATTTGCTCAATGATGTCAACACGTTCTATGCTATATGTTTAATTTTCTCTACACGTTTCCGGTTTTTAAACGCACTATCCAGAACCGGGTAAATCATAAACAACGAGGCATTGATGATTTCGTCAACTTCCCGTCGACAGGTTGCGAGCGATGGTTTTTGAATGCGCCCGCCGCCCCGGCATAACATCTTGCGAGGTCTTGCGACGCGATGATAGTAAGATGCAATGGCGTGCTTGGAAGAGCCGTGGGCGTAGTAGCTGAGGAGGATGCCAAAGGCTTTCTTGTCAATGTACATGACGGAATCGACGACCTGAGAAATCAACATTCCATCATCATCATTACACATTGGCCTTGTCATAACTCTTCCCGGCTCTACGCTCTCCATGAACTTAGCTATTACGCTGCTCATGCGCTTTTCCAGACGACCTGAATAAACCCATGCGCCCCACAGTTCAAGCCAGCCATTCAGCCACTCGTGCTGTTCTTTGGTGAGGTTTAGTTCTCTTATGCCCATGCGCCTTCTCCCTTGTGATCTGGAATGGTTTTTACTGAGAACGTCATGCGGCCTCACTTCTGCTGTTTCGCAGGTCTTTGAGTTTCTGCTGATACTCCGCCTTGATGGCCCTGCACTCTTCGACAGTCCAGCGATGGCGGTTATGGTTTGATTCGATTTCGTCTACTGCTTCCTGCCCGATGCGGCTAATCAGTTCGACGCGATACGGAACGAGATTTCCGCTTTTGTGCTGGTTGCACACCACGCATTGCTTGTGAATATTGCGTTCATCAAATCGGAGTTGAGGTGCCGCAGCAGTTGTCCGGTAATGTCCGGCATCCCACTGAGCAGACGTGATCGTTCCGCATGAGATACATGGTAAGTCGCGGTCTCTTTCTCTGATGAAGGCGTTTACGGCTTGTTGGGCTTGTTTAATCCAGTAACTGCGGGGCTTTAAGGCGAGTTTTCTAATCTTAAGTTTATCTTTCTGTTTCTGCTCCTCTCGTCGTCGTTTCTTCTCTGCTGCTTTTTCCGCTTTTTCGCGTTCTTTACTTCGTCGTTCGAGTGCTATCTTGGTTCCACACTCTGGAGAGCACCACCACTGATTAGCGAATGCAGGGTGAAACCATTCCCGACATTCATCGTTTTTACATCGTCTTCGCGCTGGTTTAGCCATCATCTTCTTCCTCGTGCATCGAGCTATTCGAATCGCTCATCAGCTCTGCACAGCAGTACTCACACACGTGAACTTCCAGCACATGCAGCTTCTGACCGCAATTAGCGCACGTTAAAGCCCGCTCGACGCTTTCTTGTTCGTAACTTCGATTTGGGTCAATCACCTTGTATTCCTCGCACGATGTCTTAGCCACCGGATATCCCACAGGTGAGCCGTGTAGTTGAAGGTTTTTACGTCAGATTCTTTTGGGATTGGCTTGCGTTTATTTCTGGAGCGTTTCGTTGGAAGGTATTTGCAGTTTTCGCAGATGATGTCGGTGATACTTCGTCGCTGTCGTCTCATGCCGCCCTGTCTCCCCATCGCGCTTTCCATTCGAGAGCCAGTCGCGCTTCGTCCGACCACTTAACGCCACGCTCTGTACCGAATGCCTGTATAAGCTCTAATAGCTCCGCAAATTCGCTTACACGCATCCTGCTGGTTGACTGGCCTATTACCACAAAGCCATTCCCGGCAAGGTTAGGAACAACATCCTGCTGCTTTAATGCTGCGGTAAACACACACTTCCAGCTTTCTGCATCCAGCCAGCGACCATGCCATTCAATCTGACGAGAGACGTCACCAAGGCAAGCCCAAAGCTTTCGATTCTGGTCTAAGCTGCGGTTGCGTTCCTGAATGGTTACTACGATTGGTTTGGTTGGGTCTGGAAGAATTTGCTGTACCGCGTGAATAGCGTTTTGCTGATGTGCTGGAGATCGAATTTCAAAGGTTAGTTTTTTCATGACTTCCCTCTCCCCCAAATAAAAAGGCCTGCGATTACCAGCAGGCCTGTTACAAGCTCAGTGATGTAGATGGTCATACGTCAGCCCCTTGTGCATATCGTCTGCCACGAGCAGCAGGTGCATTTGATGCTGTGCAAATCTGTCTGGCTTCATCCTGGTCACATGCAACAAAGTGTCCGTTGCAGAACCGCTGGTAAACCGTACCAAGTGAGCCAAAACGGTTTTTCGTCACGATGATTTCAGCAAATGGCGCGGCCCTACTGTTCTCGTCATATACCGCTTCCCGATAGAGCATGATGATTGAGTCTGCGTCCTGTTCAATGCTTCCTGAATCACGCAAATCTGCGTTTGTCGGGCGTTTGTTTGGTCGCTTCTCAACATCGCGCGAAAGTTGACTTAGGGAGATAACAGGCGTTTTCAGGTCTTTCGCCATCGCCTTCAGGCTTCCTGAGATGTGAGCAATTGCGAGGTCGTTGCGGTCTGCTTTCGGCTTCTCAATCAGGCCAAGATAATCCGCCATGATGAGTGACAGGTTTGGATTTTCCTGTTTGTGCCGTTCTGCGATTGAGCGAATTTCTTCGACCGATAACCGCGAGGCATCGACTACCCATACATCCAAATCTGCAAGCTGACTCATGCCGTTAGCAACACATGCCCAGCCCTCGTCATCCATCGATGCAGGATTTCGCAGTACGCTAACCGACATCCTCCCGGCGTTGGCAATGCTTCGCTCTGCAATCTGCAATGCGCTCATTTCCATTGAGAAAATCAATACCCCGCGCCGGACGTCAGAACCAGGAATAACGCGGCTTGCAACGCCTTCGGCAATCTTCAGCGCCAGTTCGGTTTTCCCCATACCAGGACGAGCAGCGATTATCACCAGGTCTTCCGCGTTCATCCCTCCGGTGATGGCATCAAGTTCTTCGATTCCGGTCTTCAGGGTATCTGACTCTTCTCCGTTCCTCAGACGCCTGTCAAGCGTGTCAGTGTAGTCGGTGATGATTTCCCCTAACCGTACAGGTTTAACCTCGTCACGGGGCTTTCTGATGGCTGAAAGACGCTTTACAAGCTCATCCATCGCCTGACTCGATGCGTCGATGGTTCCGCTCTGAATTGGTTCACGCATTTCATCCATGATTTCCAGCACCAGACGGCGGTGATAGTTATCCGCGACCATTCCGGCATATCCCTTCAGGTTTGCGGCACTCGGGCAGTTTTTGCTGGTCATCAGGATTGACGTGAAATGCTCCTCTCCGCACGCCTCGGCGACCATCAGCGCGTCGATTAAATTTCTGTTTCGCGCCTGCTTGCGGATAACCTCGAAGGCTTTCCGGTAGAGCGGAATTGAAAACGCTTCCGGCTCAAGCGTTGCCAGAACGTCACTGGCAGTTGGTGTTAATCCACCAATCAGCAGGCCACCGATAACGCTCGCTTCGATATCCTGTTTCATGCAATCCCCCTGTCTGCAAACTTCCCTTCACGAACTCCCGTTAACGAATCTTCTCTCAGCAGGTAATCAAAATCAGCCGTCCAGCCCGTGTCGTTGTCTCCGAAGTAAAACGGCTTGGCCTGATGCACAAACGCCCTGACATACGCTCTGAAACCGTCCACGTTTGGCGTTTTCAGTTGCGGGATGATTTTCTTCAGGCGGCGTTTTCGTTTCTCGTTGACCGCAACAGCGTGTGGAAGTCTGTCACCGACTTCGGTGTTGTAGGCGTTCAGGAAGGATTCGTAGTCGATTCGTTCTGCCTTGCGACGTTCAGGTTTAACCTGCCCATCGCCGCCCCCGTTAGGGGGTAAGGGGGTATTTGTATTTATTGTCTTTTGTATATTGTCTTTTGTGTTTAGCTGACTTGGCTTATACCCATTAGCCGACTTGGCTAATGTTTTATTAGCTGTTTTAGCTAATGTTAAGCTGTCCTGGCTAATCCACTGAGAAACCACCTTGTTCACTCCGATTTTCACGCCATCAGCAATGAGGAATTTACGCTCAATAAGCTGGCGCTTGGCAGCGCAAACATGAGTGTGATGAATACCTGTCATGGCTGCTATCTGCGTGTTTGTGAGTCGATCCATCGGCTTATTGAATCCGTATGTCTTGCGCATGATAGCGAGCATCACCTTCAACTGCCGGACGGTTAAATCAGCCATCAGCAGACTGTCGGTAATCTCGTTAGCAACGCGCATGAAACCATCTTCGGTATCTGCCACGCGATGCTCCACGACCTCCAGTTGAGGCCTGTAATCAGCTAACTTAACGACGCCCATGTTTCACTCCTGCTTTGGCTAGTCTGTAAACACCAACAAGGCGTTCTGCGAACGCCCTGTTATTTGCTGCGGCTACCACTAATCCCTCAGGTGAATCAGGGTGTCGAATCTCTTCTTTTTCCTGGTATTTCTTACGACGTTTTGTCATAATTACTCCTGTGGATTGATCCAGTCTTTCTACATCAGGCCTCGAAGAATTCGCCGTTCTTCGGGGCTTTTTCTTTTGTCAGCATTCTGGCTACTTGCTTAGCCAGTTCCGCCAACTCCTCGTCTTCAACACCCCATTCAAGAACAGCCAGAAGCATTCCCATTTTTGGGATGAAGCTGTCTTTCCATCGCGAAATTTGCGATTCATTAATCCCTAACGCGTCGGCAACCTTTCGCTGACCACGTACAGCAATTCGATTCAGGATGTTGCTTGTAATTGCATTCGCTTTCTTGCGAGTACTTGTAAGTTGCATATGTAAGTATTTCCTTAGATAACAATTGATTGAATGTATGCAAATAAATGCATACACCATAGGTGTGGTTTAATTTGATGCCCTTTTTCAGGGCTGGAATGTGTAAGAGCGGGGTTATTTATGCTGTTGTTTTTTTGTTACTCGGGAAGGGCTTTACCTCTTCCGCATAAACGCTTCCATCAGCGTTTATAGTTAAAAAAATCTTTCGGCCTGCATGAATGGCCTTGTTGATCGCGCTTTGATATACGCCGAGATCTTTAGCTGTCTTGGTTTGCCCAAAGCGCATTGCATAATCTTTCAGGGTTATGCGTTGTTCCATACAACCTCCTTAGTACATGCAACCATTATCACCGCTAGAGGTAAAATAGTCAACACGCACGGTGTTAGATATTTATCCCTCGCGGTGATAGATTTAACGTATGAGCGCAAAAAAGAAACCATTAACACAAGAGCAGCTTGAGGACGCACGTCGCCTTAAAGCTATTTATGAAAAAAAGAAAAATGAACTTGGCTTATCCCAGGAATCTGTCGCAGACAAGATGGGGATGGGGCAGTCAGGCGTTGGTGCTTTATTTAATGGCATCAATGCATTAAATGCTTATAACGCCGCATTGCTTGCAAAAATTCTCAACGTTAGCGTTGAAGAATTTAGCCCTTCAATCGCCAGAGAAATCTACGAGATGTATGAAGCGGTTAGTATGCAGCCGTCACTTAGAAGTGAGTATGAGTACCCTGTTTTTTCTCATGTTCAAGCCGGGATGTTCTCGCCTGAGCTTAGAACCTTTACCAAAGTTGATGCGGAGAGATGGGTAAGCACAACCAAAAAAGCCAGTGATTCTGCATTCTGGCTTGAGGTTGAAGGTAATTCCATGACCGCGCCAACAGGATCCAAGCCAAGCTTTCCTGACGGGATGTTAATTCTTGTTGACCCTGAACAGGCTGTTGAGCCCGGCGATTTCTGCATAGCCAGACTTGGTGGTGATGAGTTTACCTTCAAGAAACTGATCAGGGATAGCGGTCAGGTGTTTTTACAACCACTAAACCCACAGTACCCAATGATCCCATGCAATGAGAGTTGTTCCGTTGTGGGGAAAGTTATCGCTAGCCAGTGGCCTGAAGAGACGTTTGGGTGAGTCCGCAGCAAGAGACTTTATACGCATCTAGATGTAGGAAATAAAAAAGAAGATCCCTACAATAAAAATAAGGAAATCATTAAGATATGTCGATTAACAGCAATAGCGAATCCCTGCATCAAATGCAGCTTTTCCCTGTAGTAGAGGTTGTTTCTGATGATATTCCTATGGGCGTTCTCAATGATGGAACTCCTTACCTAACTCTCTACGGTCTCGCAAAGTTATGCGGCATTGATGACACGCCACTGAGGGTGTTCACATCAAACTGGAACACAGAGAAAAACAAACCCAGAGGTCAAAAAGTAGCTGCGTATTTAGCTGAGAAAGGGTTTCATAACGTCGAAAAGCTATACACTCGCGTTTTAAATAGCTCAAACGTGGAAACTCATGCTTATCCTGACTATGTTTGCATGGCTATCCTCCGTTACTACGCTCTAGATGCCACCAATTTTGATAGGTCAGTCGCAATAGGTAATTTTGTTCGCTTGGCTGAGTACACGCTTAAGCGAATGATTTATGAAAAGTCAAATTACAACCCAAATGCTTCAATAGATATCTCATTCGAGAACTATAGAGCAAGGATTAAGCTAAACGATCAGATACCGACAACTCATTTTGCAGTATTCAGAGAGATAGCTGACATTGCCATGAACCTGATCGGAGGAGGATTCCCAATGGATGACACCACATCTTTGGATGGAAGTGTTGGAATTCACTGGGGAAAGTATTGGACAGCTAATGGGCTATCTGAGAAATTCGGGGAAAGGGTGCAGTACCCACATTTATTCCCCGAAAATTACAGGCAGTCAGCTGCAAATAAGCATATAACAGCTTGGATTTATCCTATTGAGGCACTTGGCGTGTTCAGAAAATGGCTACACGATAATTACGCAATGGAAAAACTGCCAAATTACCTTGGGAACAAAAAGATTAGTAACGCCTCCGAGCTATTAGAGTCGATAAAAAAACCAGCACTCCCAAATAAGCATTGATCTCCACCACAACCCGGCATCTGCGCCGGGTTTTCTTTGCCTAACGCCCCCCAAAAAACGCATAACCAATTGTATTTATTTCAAAATTAATAGATACAACTCACTAAATATCGCAATTCAGATCTCTCGATCACCTTCCCAATCCACACAACCCTGCAAAAAATAAATCTATATAAAAAACATACAGATAACCATCTGCGGTGATAAATTATCTCTGGCGGTGTTGACATAAATACCACTGGCGGTGATACTAAGCACATCAGCAGGACGCACTGACCACCATGAAGGTGACGCTCTTAAAAATTAAGCCCTGAAGAAGGGTAGCATTCAAGCAGAAGGCTTTGGGATTGGATGAATGAGCAGGCTGATGCTCGACCAATGTA